AGTATCCACAGACCCAGTTTCTTTTAAACTCGCTGCAACATGCAGCAAGAGAACATAATGAACTGTCTAGCACTTGGCGGGGTTGAACCCACTAGTGCGTCGTTTGGTCAGGGGGAGATCCCCCGCGTGTCCGAAAACACGCGGAAGGAACCCCCCGTAGACCCAGGAGTGACAGAGCCTCCTGTCCCAGCGTTGAGCATCGCTGGGAGTGAACAAAGAGCTAAAGGTATCTTGCGCGGATTTTTGTTGGTGGCAAAGCACCACAACGCGCCGCAGGCTGTACGAGACAGTCTGCGTAACCAATTGCTTGCTTATCTGTCTCGAGACCCCGATGGGGGACCATTAACGGAAAGCATGTTCGTGAAGAGAGCGAAGTTCGTAACTTGCGCCCCCATGAGCTGGTACCTTAAAGGCGGCTGTGAGCCACTTAAGGAACCACCTGTTGTGTGGAAACCGACAGGCCAATTCAGACATTGGGCTCGTGTTCGTCTTTGGGATCGTTCTGTGAAGAACACCCACCTCTGGTACTCCTGGCTCCAAGGAAAGAGGGCGGCACTGCCGCTTACAGACGACATGGTTCTCAGTGCTTATGAGGATCATCGGGTGGCAATGGAACAGCCGGACCCAATCAACACGGACACGCTGGATGGCGTCATGTTGGCACTTGAACCACGCATTGAATTGTATGCGCAGCTGCTGACAAAGGCGTACATGCCAGCTACTCTGGAAGAGCATCTAGAGTACTACGGGGAACTTGATGGAGATACCCGGCACGTCGCGTCCACACGCGCGTGTTTCGAGAAGTCCCGCACCAAGGGCGGACAACTCGGCCACCTTCATGACACCTACTTTGGAAAGTACGGCGGTGCCCCGACCCTCCTATCGGATGCCCGTTTGGAACTCAAGCGTATGTCGTGGAGACCCCAGTGCCTGATTGGCAACAGCGTGTGCAATAACGCTGTGATCGAACACTACTCCTACCCCACCGGGGAAGGGGTGTGGCGCGATGGCTTACATCAGGACGCTCTGTTCTATCGAGGTGAGACTCTCAGGGCAACGATTCAGGTCGTGCTTGAGCCACTGAAGACAAGAGTGATCAGTAAGGGGCAGGCAGTGCCATACTACCTGAGCAAACCGCTCCAGCAACGGCTGCATGCCGTGCTGAGGGAATTTCCGGAGTTTCGTCTCATCGGTGCGCCGTTACAAGCGACTGATCTGATGGATCTGGAGGATAACCGGGTTGTAGGGGGCACTGGCCGCTATGAGTGGTTTTCCATTGACTACAGTGCAGCAACGGATGGGCTTTCGGCCAGTCTGTCGGCTGCCATCATGGAGCGATTGCTGCGCGCCCAGCGCAGTGATCTCAGGGAGATCTGGATGAAGGTATTGGCACCCCATTGGTGTAAGTATCCGGCTGGATTCCCTGTTCCACCTGTTCAACAGCGCAATGGGCAACTGATGGGTTCCATCTTGTCCTTCC